GCCCTGGGCGACCCTTGTGGAAGTCAACTAATTCATACTTCAATGGTTTCCCTATAATATCTGCAACTATATTAGCAATCTCCAAGTTATCAAACTCAACATCACCAACAATATTATATCGGCTAGGGAGCAGATTTTGTCCCTCATTATATAGGTCGGGTTTTAGATTATTAACAATATGCAGTACAGCGTCTGCTGCGTTTCTAGCGTGGATGTAATATCTAGAACCAATATTTCCTTCTGAACCATGTACTGTTACTGTTTCACCTTTATCTATTTTAGATATTAGTTGCGCTATATATTTTTCTCCATCTTGCGTTTCACCAAACAGGTTCATTGTGTTAGTTATCACAACTGGCACGTTATATGTTCGCCAGTAACTGATAGTGATTGCCTCTTGTGATGCTTTTGATGCAGAGTAAGGATTACTTGGTACGATTGTCGACCATTCAGCGTGGTCATGTCCCTCTGGGGCTACTCCATAAACTTCATCAGTAGAGAATTGTAGAAATATCTCTGGTTCTACCTCTCTAGCGAACTCAAGCATGTTTAAAACAAGGTCTACGTTTCCTTTGATAAACTCAACAGGCTCATCTATTGAGCGATTAACATGAGAATTAGAAGCTATGTTTAGAATGTAGTCAGGCTTTCCAATTCGTTTTTTTGTCATTTCCGTAAATGGCGAAACCAAATCATGAGTTACGACTTCTACTCTATCTTTGTAGGTCTCGTCTCTCGACAATACTCTCTCAATTCGTTCTGGTGTCCCTTTATGTTTCCATGAAGCGACACAAACAAATGTCCAATCTGTGTTTATCAAAAGATGTTCTAACAAGTGTGAGCCAAAAAATCCACTCGCTCCTGTTAATAATACTTTTTTCATATTATTTTTTCTTAGCTCTTATCTCTTTAATCTTTTCTTCAAGCATATCAGCTACTTCAACAAATAGTTTCCCGTCTTTTTCTACCAGTTGTCTAGCTTGTTCAAACTCTGACACTTCTTTCTCAACTATTTTCATTACAAGCGGTTGGATTTTATCTTTAACAAGTTGCGCTCTTTGGTCAATCTTTTCTACTTCTTTTAAAGGCACATCATATTCTGCACGGTGTGGAGCGAGTTTGTCGTGTAGTCCTTTCTTCTTTCTTTCTATTTCACCAAGTTCAGTATAGATAGGATCCATTTTAGGACTAATCTTTTCCATTTCTTCTAGGAAAGGTTTAGCTTCTAGTTGCAACTCTTTTAATATACCCTGTAACTCTTTAATCTTATCGTGATTAACTTCAATTAGACGAGTCCCCTCGTAATTCTTCTCATTTAATAATTCTTTTGGAATTTGCATAAATTATTTATTGTATTAACCCATTCTTGGGCGTAGTTGTTTGTAATGTCGTAATTATCTAAAACATATTGGTGAGCTTTTATTGCTTTATCTTCATATGGTAGATAATTATCTTTTATCTCGACAATATTATTGTACCACTCGTCATTATTCATGACAATATTTAAATAGGGTTCATCAACACCTTGATAAGGGCTAGTGCCATCACTAAAACCTTGTGCCAATACAGGTATCTTCAATAAAGACATCTCTAAAAACTTTAAATTGCTTTTGCATTGATTAAAATAATGCTCCTTGCGCGGAATAACCGCCAAATCAAGTGCAAGGTCTGCAAGTGTCATCATATATTCTGTAACATGCACATAAGGTTGCCATTCTATGTTTTTTAAGCTGTTCCAAAAATTAAAATCCTCTTGCATTACAGGTAAATGAGTTCCGTCTTGATATTTAACGCCTAAAACCACGATTGTTATGTCCCCTCGTTCGTCTAATTTCTTTATCTGGTCTTTTATATGAAAATAATCGTCATTAGATGTAACAGAACCAATAAAACCTATGCGAAACTTACCTGTTGTATTCTCTTTGCATTCGTATTGGTCTAACGGGTCAATGCAATTCTTTAATACGGCGACATTAGGGTTAAGTCTTTTATATTCTTCGGCGAGTATCTTTGTTGAAGCTATCGCACCGTCTGCCATTTTTAAAAACTCTCTTAAATTATTTGCTTGTTCCTTTGCTATTTGCCTTTGCTTTTCATTATCTAATCGTTCAAGTGGTAATCCCTCATAAGTATCATCATTTTCAAATATAATCTTTTTACCTTTAGCTTTCAAAGCTCTGCCAAGCTCCAAAGACCTAGCGTAACTAGGTCTTTGGAATACGATTATATCTGCTATATCAGATTGTGCCTTTATAGCTTCTGCAGAATACTTCATATCTTTACGCATAAAATCCGATACAACCATTTGATTGGAATATATGCCTGGAGTATATCCTCGATGATGGTAACAAAATGGGTATTGTCCAGGTAAAAATAAAATCATTATTTAGTCTTCTTAGTTTTGACAGGAGCTGTACATTCGTGCTTCATTATCCCGTGTGAAATGTGAAACACTTCACCACAATCTGTACATTGTCTTGTTCTACTTGTTTTTTCTATAATACTCATATTATTTTTTATTTATAGCTGATAATATGGCGTCTAACTTTGACTCCATTCCCTCGACTTTCTTTTCTAAGGCTTCCACCTTAGAATTATCTGGTTTAGGTAGTTCATTTCTCGTTTCAGCATTAGGGCTTTGTACCTGATGTTGTATAGCTTGTGCCGCAACTTTTCTATCTTCTATCTTTTTATTTTCTTCAATGATAACTTTTTCATTGACTATTCTACCTTTAGAGATAATTGAACCTCCACGAGTTTCGTCTACCCAATCAATTATATCACCATTCAAATTCCTTACTGTTCTTTTTCTATATAGTTGTCCTATTTTTACTGACATTTTTTTGTTTTAAATTACTTTCTCTATGCTTCGCCCTCTCATAGAGAATAAAAGGGCGAAGAACAATTTAATTACAGTCCGTTTGCAACTGAGTGAGAACGGATTTTTACAGCCGAGTCATCTCTGTTTTCAACAACACCGTAACAAAGGTCTACTGATACAAGCTCTCCTAAGTACTCTTGTACATAAGATTGCTGGATTCGTACTCCTTCTGAACCAACATAACCCGAAGTTGCCTTTACAGGTAGTGTCATTCTTGCCCAGTGGAATGTATCCTTGTGTGCAAGTAGGTTCAATCTAGCTCCTGATTCCGTTGCAGCTCCAACTCCAAGTGGTACTGATGGTGAAACGATAACTGGGATACTATAAAGCACAGGGGTAGGTGCTTTTGTTCGAGGCATCTCAGTGGCAGTATTTTGCCACAGAGTCATCTTGTCTACTGAACCGATTTGTCGGTAGAAAGTGTTTGGGTGAAATACCCAAGCTGTATCTCCTCCGTAAACTGGTACTCCTGCTGTTTCAAGTATTGAAATCGCTGCAAGCAGTGTTGAGTCAACTACGTTAGTAGTTCCTGTTCCAAGGATATTTGTTGTAATACCTGTGAACAGTCCTGCGATAGCGTCTTCCAAATCTTGTGCAACTTCCCAAGCTGAGGATTTTGCAAATCTATCTTGTAGGTAGTAGCTCTTTTTAAGTTGAGCCATTTCTCTATCTTCAATGATAAATGATGCTTCTTTCCAAGTTGAAACTGTAAGTGTTACCTTAGTTTGAATTGGGTTATTAAGTGTTACTTGTGAACCATTGCTCTTAGCATTGGTTGATAGGGCTACAATATTTGGTGTATATACATCTGAACCTCCGTCTGCTAGTTCATCACTTCTGTCGATGAAAAACGCTGCTAGAGAAAGTTTAAAACGGAAATAATCGTTTATCTTCTCTCCCCATAACAAAGGAATATCAGCTGTAAGTGAACCGCCAACTCCTGCACCCATGTGGTTTGTTCCTAAAGCCATGTTATTTTAAGTTAAATACCTTGAGCATCTTTCCACATTTGCTTGTGTTCGTTATCAGGAATACCTTTCGTATTAAATGTTTTTTTCTCTTTACCACTACCAGAAGCTCTAGAAGCTCCGAGTCTTGCTTTTTCAGCATTTCTCTCAACTTCTTTTTGAGCCTTGATTGCTATAAAGATAGGATCATTCTGTGTTTCAAGTAATGTTTTCCCTCTTGCTTGTGCAAGTACTTTTAATTCGTCAAGTAATTCAGAGTCCATTCCTTGTGATACAAGGATACGTTCATCAAGTGCGTTTGGATTACTCTCAGTCTTGTTAATATTTTTTGAAAGTGCTTCTGCCTTTTTTGAACGTGCAGTTAACTGACGTTTTGCGTCTTCAAGTTTCTTATTGTCTTCTTCAAGAACTTTTAAACGGTTTTTCAAGGCGTCAATATCTTCTTCGAAAGATTCTTCTTCCTCGTCAATTATTTCTTCTTTAGACTCTTCGTCCTCGTTAGAATTTATGGCTTCTACTACCTCTTCTTCTTTTTCCATTTTTTTGGTTTGGAATTACCTTAGTGGAATATGCTTACCACCAAGCTGATAATGTCTTTATTGTCTATATGGTCGGATTGTTTGTCTACCTTGAGAAGTTAATTCGCTTTCTCATAAGTCTAGGAAGTAGTTTTGAATATTCTGCAATATGGTCTGGAAAAATACCAGCATATTGCATAAGAATACGCTTTTTCTCGTTAGGGTCATCTATCCTAGCGGGAGTTGTTGGTAGCTTGGGTTTTATTGAGTTTAAGTCCATAATCTATATCTAATTGATTAAAAGCATAGTCTATCAATTCTTTTGCATCTTTTATGTGCGACACATCTTCACCGCTATACATTTTCTTTACTGCAACTTTAGAAATAATAGTGTAGATATATTCTAACAATTCTTCTTTTGTAGCTTTGTCTCCATTGAATGTAGAAAGTCTAGACATAACTATACTTTAGCTGGTAATTGTGGAGCGACTGCTGATACATCAGCTTGTGGTGTAGGCTTTGTTGCTCCTTTTCTTAAAGAAGTTAATGACATCGGCAACCCTGCTGTTTCAACAATGTTTCTAAATACTTCTGAAAGAACAGGGTCATCAAGTGCGGCATAACTTCCAGTATTAGGATTAAATGTAGACACAATGGTCTTTAGAATATTGTCTAATGATTGCAGTGTCGCTTGTTTATTCTTCAACTCTCCTGTTATGTTTGCTGTCATTCTACCTTTCACATCTAAATAGTCTTTTGGTATTTCAATCTCTCTTTTTGATTTGAAGCTAGATAATGCTTTATTTACAGAAGTGTCCATTCCGTCCATATCCTCTTGAGATGGTACACCTTGTCCGATAGGAGATTTTAATATCTTATCAATTATCATCTTGTTTTTATTCTTTGCATTGATAGACTCGTCAATCAATTCAAGCTCATCGTCAGAAAACTCTGATGTTAAATAATGTTCTTTCATTATTCGCTTTTTAATGTGAGGAAATATCCAATCATTCATTATTTCATTCAAGAAAATCCCCCATACTTCTCTTTGATATTCAAAAGGCGAGTTAGCTATCTGATTAAGCAATGCTGTTTGTGAGTATGGTGTTCCTGATGGTGGAGTTCCTCCTGTATTAGCGTCATAAGTTGAAGACTCTTTGTCGTATCTATCTTGCCAAAGTCCAACAAGAGTCTCTAGTTGTGGCATAGCACTTGGTGATAAGTTAAGTGAACCCATACTTGCGTCTTTCTCTAATTCAAAGAGATGTCCATTCTGAATATCAGTCAAGATGTTACCTGCCCCATCTGCTCTTTGCGAGTTAGTCCAAGCAATAACTTTACCTGAAATATCCATTACGTTCTTCATTGAAATCATAGCGTCATTAACCCACACTTGAGATTCAAATCCTGCTTCAATAACTCCTCTACCAAGTGAAACTCCGGGTCGCTTATCCCAAGCTAGATAATTATATTTATCTTTCTTATCCTTTAAGTATTCGTGATATAGATAAAACTTTTTTGTACCTACGACAGCAACGTAAAAACACATTTCATTGTATGAATAATCCTCTTTGTTTTCATTATCTGGGTCAAAATTCTTTGGAAACTGTCCTGTGATTTCTTTAATTTTTATTCGAGCAGGTTTGTTTTTATTATGTTTAATATGAGCAGTTAAAACCTTATCAACATTTTCCCATACATCATCTTTTGATTTTAATTCAGACGCTTGAATATTATGTTCTTCGATTACGCAACCACCGAGAATATCCACAGGGTCAACAATAACATTTATCCATTCCACAATTTGAATCTCTAGTTTATCCCCGTCTTTAACTTTCTTAATAAGAAGTCCACCATATTTAGGGCGAGTCTTACCCATATCATTTAGAGTCTCGCTAAAATTAGATTCCTTAAAATACTTATACATCTCGTGATTGATAATCATAGCAGGGACACTATCATTTATAGAGTCTGGTTCGTATCTTAACTCCTTTACATCAATGTCCGTAGCAGTCTTCGCAGTTGTTAAACGATAATTGCCGATATTATAAAAAGGTTTCTCTCTCCCTAATTCATCTTTATTACCTGATAAATATCTATCATCAGAATAAAACTCAATCGTTCTGATTGTACTTTTATGATAAAAGGGTAGATCGTCAAGACGCATTACAACTTCATCGTATGAGTCCTCTATGTCATCAATATAGCTAAGTATCTTTAGATTTTCGTACATTACATAGATTATATCTATGGTCGGATTAACGAGAGAAATTAACGCCTTTATTCCGTCTTGCTTCTGCTAACATAAACTGTTCAACATTTGATAAAGGCTTCTGCAAGTTCATTGATGTAAGTCCATAACGTATTGCGTCCATCGCATGATTCCATATATCCTCTGGTCTCTGTAAAAACTTACCCTCTTTATCTGTATCCCACATATAGTTACGATACTCCTTGAGTATATTTAGTGAGCGTTTAGTAACAAATATTCTCTGGTCT